TCAGCATCTTTCTCACTCCGCACAGCCACCAGCCGCCCAAGGGGCGTGTCGGGCATAATGCCCGACAACAGCCGCAAAAACCCCCCAAAAGATATATCTTCACGAGTAAGCCTAATTCCATACTGCATAGCGAAACTAGCCTCAATAGCATCTGCATCAAATTCCAAATCATAAAAAACTTTCTCACTTTTTTCACACACCGCGAAACCGATGCCTCGCTTCCTCCAGCGGCAAATCCTGTATTGCCGCCAGAACAATAACAACCATTTCCTGCATAACAGAAAAAGGCAAATCCAAATCAAGGATTTCCGAGTAAGCACCCTCCCCAAGGGCATTACTCAAAACCACAAAAAACTCATCCACTTCCTCGCCCTCAGCCGCAGAAAGTAACTTACTTATTTTGCGAAAAACCGACAACCTATTATCAATCGAGTAAATCCTGTCCCCCAAACGAAGTTCAGGCTTAAAATCAAGCTTATCCTCTGCAATCTTATACATCCCCTATACCCCCTCACTAGAATAACTAGGCGCTCCATCAGACAAGCACTCAAATTCAAGCACAGCCACATCGCCCGAGCCACCACCGCCGCAAGCAGTCACATTCACCACACAAGGCACCCTAAGCACATCCCCATTTGGAAAATTAACCTGCAAAACCGTATTAAGCACATCCCCAGACCCAAAAGCCAAGCCAGCCACATAATCATTACCAACACACCCAACAACCCTTTTGCCAGAAATAGCCACACTAATCCCCTTAGTAGTCACCATCCGCCTAGCCCACCCAAAAGCATCAATAGGATTCCACTCCTCAATCCCATTATCAAAACTAATCGAAAAACTCTCCATCCCGCGAACAACATGAAAATCACTGAAGGCCCCACTGCGCCCAGCAGTAGAAATCCTAAAATCTATACCATTAACAGGAAACACATTAGTATTTGTCATAAAAAAACTCCCCCTATTTGTTAAAATAAAAATCAAAATCAAACACATACTCAAAAACCCCGCGACTATCTGCCCCAAGCCAAACAGGCGCATCATTTACAGCCACCACAAAACCTCCATCAAACTTAAGCTCCGAAAGCTTTTGATAAATCTCAAAAGCCTTCTCCTCAGCCCGCACACCATCGCGCCCCCACCGAAGCAGCATCGTAGCAGCAAAACTCCCAAACCCCCGAAGCCCCTCACCGCCAACAGCTCCCACACGTGCCCGATTGCCCCGCCGAGGATAAATCCCCAAAGCCTCCTCCAAATTCCGAGAAATCCTATGCACCGAAACAACCGAAGCATCAACCTCAAGCACACCAAGAACAACCTCCCGAACCATCAAAGCTCCACTCATCCGCACCCCTCCTTGCACCGCATATAGTCCATCAGCCCATTCCATCCCTAAAACCCTTCACAAACTCGTCAACCAAAAACTGCGCCCTATCCCCGTCAGCATAAGCATCAAACCACCGCCCACCAGCCCGCGAATTAACCGACTGGTCAAACTCAAACTCAGGGTGCATTAACAACCGCCGCGCATAAACCGCATCACTAACCACAGCCACAGCCCCCTCAGCCCGCAGCCGCCCCACATCCACTAAAGTCGCCGAATTCTGCAAATGCCCACTAGCAAAAGGCATAGTCCCACTAGACACCAAATCCTCCTTAACCGCCACGGCAGCCGCAACCAAAGCCCCCAGCCCCGCCCGCAAAACCTTCCCCTCAAGCCCCTTAAGCCCCTTCATAACAACCCTCCGAACCCCCAGCCAAAGAAAACCTCATATGATGAAAACTCCCATCAGGATTCCCCAAAACCAAACTCTCCCCAACCAAAAACCTCAACCCACCCACAAAAAATTCAAACTCACTACTCCAGTTGCACTTTGTCAAGGACTTTTTTAATCAAAACCTAAAAACCTAGTAAATCCTACATAATAGGGATTACTAGGTTTTTTAGCCAACTTTTGTTAATCTGGCGTGTTAAAGCATTTGTGCTTGTACCCTTAACTCTGCAAGGCGCATTTCCGTTATGTCTGCACTATTACGCAAGGCTTCAATAAGTGTGGGGTCTGCATTGTTTTTGATTGCTGCAATAATCATTTCTTCCATGCCTGTTGCTATGCCCCGTTTCTCTGCCGTACTCAAAGCATTAGCCTCATCAAGCCGAGCCTTCTGCCTCATCCATGCCAAATTCCTAAACTCTTCATCGCCAGCTATCTCTCTATAAGCCCCTACAAGTTCACCCATGAAGTCACCACCTTTCTTTGTTAATTCATTCAGTTCTTCCTCGGTTGTGGCATTAAATGCCGCTAACCATAAATCCTTTTCGTTTTCATAGTCTATTTCGTCTACATCTGGCATTTTTGGTAGTTCTAAAAAGTGCAATGCACATTTGTCTGTTAAGCGTGTGTGTCGTTTGGTTTCGTAAAAGTAAAATTCAGAGTGTATATCTTTGCTGTCTTTGAATAGTTCAAAATCAATTATGCTTATTATGATTGTTTTTGGTAAATCAGCATAATCGACACCCGCATTAATAGCACTTGAATATATTCTTGCAAAATGGAAGATAGAACGCTCTATAAAGTTACCTTCATCCTCTACTTGGATTTCTAGGTTTATGCGTCTATCATCCACAATCATATTTATGTCAAGTCTGCAAAACTTGGTCTTGATTTCTTCGGGTGGCATTTCTGTGTTTGTTATTTCAAAGTGGTTTATGCTGTTTAGGGGGATTTCTAGGAGTACAGCAATCAACCGCTTTAGTAGATGGCGGTTGCGTAGAAATAGCATTTTGAAAAGTATGTCGCTTTTGAAGCTGTATTCTAGTTTTGTGCCTTTGGTTTTTGTTTTTTTAGTTTTTTGGATGTTTGTTTTTGCTTTTGAAATTTTCATCATCTCCCCTCCATATATTATTATAACCCATAACCAATAACTTTTCAAGCTAAATTTTCAAAACGCTAAAACAGCAAAACCGCCAGCAAATTTTTTTGGGTCTTTGCGAGCGGTTTTGCGGTTTTGTTTTATGCAGCTCTATCAATCTACATCTTTAATGTACTTACTAAGCACCCTATCCAACATCCCACCATCCACAGGCTTAGAAACAAAATCATCAAACCCAACCCTAAGCAGTTCTTCAAGCTGGTCTACAAGCACATTTGCAGTAAAAGCTACTATAGGCTTTGTATATCCCATCTGACGAATTACATTCATAGCTTCCGTCCCATCCATTTCAGGCATCATCTGGTCCATGAAGATAATATCATACACTTTGCCCCCTTTGATTTTGTCAATAGCTTCTTTACCAGAGCTACAGGTTTCATATTGTAATTCATAAGGTTCTAGCATACCTCTGATAACATATAAGTTACTTTCAACATCATCAACCACAAGCACTTTACCGTGGGGCATTAGTTTTTGTAGGCGGGATGGTTTGTTGTTGGTGGGCAGTAGTGAGCTTACCTCGAAGCGTTCTAATCTTCGGGCGGCTTCTATGCCTAGGGGTTTGGGGGTTGATGAAGATAGCCCCTGCGGCAAATGCACAGTAACAACCGTACCCCGCCCAATCTCACTATCAAGCCCAATAGCCCCGCCCATCATATGCACAAGATTATAAACAATAGGCATACCAAGCCCAGTTCCTTCTACATGGCGCATTTTTTCTTCATGGAAGCGTATGTAGTCATTTGACATTGCAAGGGCTTCAAGCTGTCCTTTTTCCATGCCTACGCCTGTGTCGGTTATGGTGGTAAATAGTCCTTCTCTTGCCCAAGCTATGGATAAAGTCACAGAGCCTTTTTGAGTGTACTTAAAAGCATTTGATAAAAGATTGTTCATCACTTGTTTAATGCGAAGTACATCCCCTAAAAGTTTGGCGGGTATATCTTCATCAACCTCAACACGAAACCTAATGCTCTTATCCTTCAAGTATGCAAGATGGGTATGAGCTACATCACTAATCATACTTGCAACATCATATTCATTGCAAAGTATTTCTAGTTTATCAGCTTCTATTTTGGATAGGTCTAGTATGTCGTTTACAATGCCTAGTAGAGATGTTGCAGAGCTATGGATTTTGCCAAAGGATTCTGCTAGGCGTGGGGTTAGGGTTTGGTTGCGCTCGTGGTTTTTTAGTTCTATTTCTGATATGCCTAGGACTGCTGTGATGGGTGTGCGGATTTCGTGGGACATTCGGGCTAGGAATTGGGATTTTGCTTTGTTGGATTCTTTTATAACTTCCATCTGCTGGGCTTCTGCCATTGCTTTTTTAACTTGCCTTAAATCGTAGTTATGACCAATTATAATTTGTTTATCGTCACGTTTAACGCAAACATATTTGCTTCAACAGGAAGTTCTTCGCCAGTTGCCGTGATGTGCATAAACTCAAATTGGGCGTGTCCATCCCGCATAACTTGTGCAATTCGTTCTTGATACTTTTGCGTTGATGGCGTTCCGCAAGGTTGATACTCGGGTATAAAGGAATCAAAATTTTTGATATATTCCTCTTTGCTAGAAATGCCGAATAAATCGACCACCCTGTCGTTGCAATCTATCATATTAAAATCTTCATCCCAAATATCAATAAATATAGTGGATGAAGCCAAAAGCGAATTTATTAACTCGCTTGATTCTTGTTCCCTTTTCTCTGTTGCTTTAATTTTCCTTAAATCTTGACAATACGCAACCATTACATGGCGGTCTTGGTAATCCATTCTTGTAAAAGTAACATGAATAGGAATTTCCTCACCATAACGTGACAAATGAAGCCACTCAAACTGGGTGCGTCCATTTGAGTAAGCTTCATTGAACACAATTTCAAATTTTTCTGGTGTAGGAGTTCCGCAAGGTTGTTGTTTTGCTGAAAGTTTGTAAAATTCTTCTGTGTACTCTTTGATAAACTCATTTTTATCGGTGTATCCGAACATTTTTACACATTCCATGTTGCAATCAACTAAAGTGCGGTTTTCGTAAAAGGTTACTGCCATCGGAGCAGCGTCCATCATAACCTTTATACGCTCGTTCATTTCCTGTCCATTGTCAGCTACCAATGCTTTTCGCCTACCTTTCGTATGTCGTCAAATTTGTTATAATCTAAAAAACGCCACCAGCTGCCTTAACACTTCTGCTTGCGAGTTCAGTTCCTCACTAGCTGCTGCTGTTTCCTCACTAACAGCCGAATTATTCTGCGTAACCTTCGATATTTGAGCCAGCCCATCACTAACAGACGATATAGCTTCGGCTTGCTCCTTGCTTGCTTCTGAAATACTGCTTATCACAGCCAAAACCTCACCAACACTCGCAACAATGGTAGTTAATGACTCTGCCGTGTTCTCTGCAATATTAGACCCAGCATCCACCCTGTCAATCGAGTCTTGGATTAGGGTTGTAGTTTCTGTAGCGGCTGCCTGGCTTCGCCCTGCCAAAGTCCGAACCTCATCAGCAACAACAGCAAAGCCTTTTCCGTGTTCCCCAGCACGAGCGGCTTCAACACTCGCATTAAGTGCCAAAAGATTGGTTTGAAAAGCAATATCTTGGATAGTTCTTACAATTTTTCCAATATTACTTGATGATTCTTTAATAGCGTTCATAGCTTCCACCATTTGCTTCATGGCATTGTTACCATCAAGAGCATTGGTGGAGGATTTACCCGATAATTCATTAGCAGTCATTGCATTATCCGCATTTTTGCGGGTCTGTTGGCTTATCATCTCTATGGTAGCGTTTAACTCTTGCACCGAGCTTGACTGCTCTTGTGCGCCTGTTGATAGCTCTGTAGCACTATTGGAGATTTGGTTAGCTCCTGATAACACTTGGTCGCTGGCTGTGGATATTTCTGACATAGTTTTGTGTAGACTTCCAATTATATCATTTACAGAATCTTTAATAGCTACAAAATCACCTTTATATTCACGATTTATGCGAACTGTCAAATCGCCTTTTGCAACGGCTGATAAGGTTCTGCTAACCTCGTTAATATAGTCACTTATAAAGCCGATTGCACCACCAACCGCTTCGCCAATAATCCTATATGCTTCGGCAGCTTTGGCTGTGTTTTCGTTAGGTTTGGCAGGTTGGAAATCAAACTGTAGCACCCCACGAGCAAGCCCTTCTTTAAGAACCTCGCTTATGTGGACTGATTCGCTTTCTTGATATTCACCAATTTCAACCATTTGGGTTACGTCAAAATTGATTACCGACACCGCAAATACTTTGCCTTGTTCGTTTTTCAACGGAAAATTGACGTGTTCCTCAACAAACAATTGACCTTCGGGCGTAGTAAACGGCACTTGGTATCGCATTTCTTGCCCAGTTTTTGCAATTTTTTTAATATTCGCTGTTGCCATTGCCGTTTCATCACTTGGTGAGACATCAAAAAATGTTTTGCCTAGTGATGACGCTAACTCAAAACCTTGCTCCCTTGTAGCCCTGTTCATAAATATAAATTTACCTTCATCATCAAATACGCAATAAACACAAGGTATTTCGTCCATATAACCAAAAATTTTATCTATGATTGAATTAACTTCAGCTATTAGGGCATTGCCTTCACCATTAAACTTGCTGGCATTACTACGTTCGTACCAATTACCCGATTCAATAGCCGAGTTGACCCGCTTTATCTCATCAAGTAATTGTGTCACCCCATTATTACTCACTTCAAGTTGAGGAGTTTCCAATTCGTCTTGCTTAACCAAACGCCCCCGCAAAATAAAATAGCTCAACAAAGCCCCAACAGCCAAACCACCCAATATTCCAACAACTAAAAGACCCATAGTCTTTGCCCTCCCTCTACAAGTTTATTTTTTACCCACACAAAAAGCGATTGACCCCCGCTTTGAAACGCAAAGGACAACCGCTTGTTATTAAATTTTTTAGCATTATACTTTAAGACATGACAAAGAGCCGAGCCACGGCGGTCGGTCGGTCGGTCGGTCGGTCGGTCGGTCGGTCGGTCGGTCGGTCGGTCGGTCGGTCGCAAAAATTGTGGCACACATTAGCACTCTTGTCAACCCCTTTTTTCGCAAATTTACAAAAATATTTTGGGCATAAATACCCATGATATGATTATAACAGAAACCACGGGCAATAGCAAGCATAATTTTTCGGAATTGCAAATATTTCATTTTGCTCCTTGTGCTTGCTATCGCCCGCCTTTTGAACTGTGTAAACCACGTGCTTACCTTTCTAATCCCTGCAACCGCACAGGCTGACCACGCTCCCGCTGTCGCTCTTTACGAAGCACATCATAAACTTTAGTCCGTATCTTATGCACATCATCGACCTCGGATTTAAGAGCCGAATATCTGCCGTTAAGACTTTGGATTTTGGCAGTAAGGTGTTTTCTCTCCCTCTCCCATGCACCAGTTGGAAATTTGCCTTTGTCATTACGCAAGCCCTCAACATTATCTTTGGCGTTATTGAACACTCCAACAATCCAACCATGCTCACGTTCAAATGCTTTTTTCTTCCACGGCAATTGAGAGGATAAGCCCTTTTGATATTGGTCGTATTTGTCTTTGTGTTTTTGATAAGCTGCGATGCGTTGTTGATTGTCGTTTATTTCGGCAAGTTTCTTTTTGATGGGTGAAAGTTCGTGGGTGATACTGCTTTGTTTGTTAAGTAGATTTTTGACGTATCGCTCTATATCCTCGTAACTATCAATAGCCTTAGATTTGAGGAAGTCGAAAATCTGTGTTGCGAATTGTGGTTTGATGAATGATTGAGATTGTTTGGATAGAATATCAGAAACAAAGTCTGCGAATGTTGGCGGGATGGCGTTTTCTTCTTCCTCAGCCAGCCATCTCTGTTCTTCTAAAATTTGATTTTCAAGGTATGCAATCTTGTTTTGAAGATTTGAAATTTCATCGCCAAGCTCTCGTAAGAGATTATTTGTGGCTGCTATTTTTCTATTTATATCGCCCCTCTCGGTGCGAATACCCTTTTTCTCCATTTGGTGGGCAGATGCCCCTAAATGTATTGTTGGGATTTGGTCGGTCTTGCCTTGTCTTTCAAAGCTTTTGTGGTCGATACGGTCGGGGTGGTTGTGTTGCTCAAGATGCTCATTAACAACGCTCGCCCATGCTTCTCTCCAGTGTTCTGCTTTGTCCCTACTGTTCCAGGCCATGGTTTCGATTTTACCACATTTGTACTGACGCTTCTTCGGGTCATAAATTTTATTACCTTCATCATCAAGAATGTACTGCTTGCGTTGTTTAACTCCCCATTCTCCATTTTCGTCAAGCGGTCGCATAGTTAGCATAATATGAGCATGAGGGTTTGTGCCGTCACGGTTGTTGTGAATTGATAAATCCGCAATCATGCCCTCATCAACAAAATTCTTTTGTACATACTCTCTAACAAGATATATGTTCTGTGAAGATGTAAGTTCTACTGGTAAAGCAACAGTTATTTCTCTAGCCAGTTGGCTGTTCTTGGCTTTTTCAACTTTCTCCACGGAGTTCCATAATACAGAACGGTCATAAAATTCTGATGGTGCATTTTCAGGTAGCATTATTTCAGTATATTCAATCCCTGTTTTGCGGGTGAAGTCATGGGTTATGCCGTCATAATGATTTGTGATTTTTTCGCCCGCACGATAAGCAGCGGAAGCGACCGCACTTTTTCCGCCACTTCTGCCGATTATTTTTATTGAGCAATGGAATATTGCAATAGGCTTCGCCCCTTTCGTGGTTTGGATTTTGATAGTGTGATTTGATGGGTATTTGGGTCTTGGTAATTTTGTTTTATGGTTTTAGGGTTTATGGTTTCAAGGTCTTGATTTCAAGGGCTTGGGGGTCGTGTTTAAGGGTTTGGTGTTCTTGACTTTAGCGGACGCATTTTGTCCACTCCGTGCTAAAGGCACGGCAAGCCCTCGGCAGAGCGCACGTACCACTAAGCCCCCAGAGGGGGCGTGTGGTACATAAGTGCGCCCTTCCCCAAAAAGAGGGGAAGGGTTACGACCCCGACCCCTCGCTCCCGCTGTGGTTTGTGGCGGGTGGTGTGGTTTGTTTGGATTTGCCGTTATTGCCGCTTTGCTCGGGTTTTACGCTGTTTTGTGGTGTTGTCGTTGGTGGTTTGGCTTCGGTGGGTTTGGTGGGTGGTTGTGATGGATTGGCGGTCTGTGTGGTTGTGGCTGTCGATTTTGATGGGGTGCTTTGTTGGTCTGATTCCAACGGNGATTTTAATGATGTTTCTGACTGCGGTTTCGCCCCCGCTCCCGTTGGTGCTTTCGCCCCTTTTGCAATCACTTGAGCCAGTTTGTCCTTGCCGTATGTGTTCACAACGGCAATTTCAAGAAATGCCTTGTACTGCTCATCTGTGATATTGATAAGTTCGGGCATTAAGCTCTCTAAAAGCCCATGCCGTGAACACAATCTCCGAAGTCGGTATTACATTAACGCAAATAGCGTTTATCCCCCATTCCCGCCATTTGGCGGGAATGGGGCTTGCTGTTTACTGCTGTTGCTAACTATTCTCAGCAGCATTTCAATTTCTTCTTCTTGTTTGCAGCAGCATACCGACTGCAAAACTACACATTCCCCATAAGATTATAATAAATCACAACCTCTCTGGGCGAAACACTACTTGCTGAAATAGTGATACGATCTATCAACTCAACAGCAGTAGCTCGGTCTATTTCTTCGATGTTGCTGTATTTCTTCATTAGGGTAATGAATGTATCAACATCATTTTCGGTTTGGCTTTGTTTCCCTATTGTCGCTGTCAAGTTGTCAGACTGCTTTGTTAGGTCAAGTTTTTCAGATTCATACTTCTGTGCCAAAGCCATGAACATATCAGGGGAGTTACCCGACCCACCACCCAAAACCGATTTCTCAAAAGCAGCTTGCAATAATGAATCCAACTCCAAAAGCCTTTTGTTAATTTTTTTGAGTGCTTTTTTGTCCGCGTTTAGCAATGCACCACTTGACTTTGACTTGATTGCGTAAAACCGTTCTCGTACCGCGCTTTCATCTTGCAGAATTTCTCCTGCTTTATCACGAATATCTGCAACAACTAACTCATGCAAAGCTTTTTCCGTAATATAGTGAGAATCACAGGCGGTTGAACCCTTTTTCAATCTAGTGTCGCAGTTAAAGCCATACACATACTTTTTCTCACCTGACTTAAGTTTGTATTGGGCAGTGGCACGAGATAAGCTGTATCCGCAGTCAGGGCATTTTAAGAGTCCTGAAAATGGGGCTACATAGTTGCCTGCTGTGCTGCGTATACGATTTGTTTCTCGCATAGCTTGGCACTTCTCCCAATCCTCACGACTTACTATTGGTTCGTGTACGTCTTTAACAATCACCCAGTCCTCAACAGGTTTTTTGATAACCTTTTGATTTTTGAAGCTAGCAGAACCTTTTTTGCTATTTGCCATATCGCCGCAGTAGACAGGGTTTTCTAGAACCATCTTAATAGCTTGTGGCGACCATTGGCTTATGCGAGTGTGTTTGTTTTCGATTCCATTGTTTTGTGCATAATAGCCGCTTGCTGAAATGATGCCGTCTACATTTAGCTGTCTTGCTATTGCTCTGTAGCTTATCTTTTGTAGGCGCATATCGAAGATGCGTTTCACTATAGTGGCGGCATAGGGGTCAACGATTAATTTGTATTTATCATCTGGGTCTCTATTGTAACCATATGGAGCGGTTGAGCCTAGAAACCTTCCTTGTTCTGCGTGTTTTTTGAAAACCGTTTTAATTTTCTCAGAGGTCGTAGCAGAATGCCATTCATTAAAGATAAAGTAAAACGGTAGCATTTTCAGCGCAGGACATTGTGGGTCAGCAGTATCTAAGCCTTCTTGAATCGAAATGAATCTTATACCCATCTCTTCTATCTTCTCGAAGTATAGACCGCTATGTACCCAGTTGCGCCCGAATCTTGATGTGTCCTTAATAACTATGACGTTTATATTGCCTGCTTGGGCTTCTGAGTACATGTCTTGGAAGCCTTTGCGGTTGAAGTTTGTGCCAGTTCTATCATCGTCGTAGTATATCTTGGGTGCTTGCCAGCCTTGGTCTTGGACGTAGCCCTTGAGGATGTCGATTTGGTTTTCTATCGACATTGAAACATTACGCTTTTTATTTTCCTCATCTTCTTTGCTAAGACGAGCATAGATGGCAGGTCGCCATACTTTGTTGCATACTTTCGTATTTGTTAAATTTGTTGTTTTAGTTACTTTTGAAGTTGTCTTTGAAACCGTATCAATTGTTGCTGTCGATTTCAACGTTCTTTTATCAGCCTTTTGCGCCATAATCTCGGCTCCTTTCTATACTGACGCAATAAGGCGGCTTACCTAACTATTATTATAAGGCAAGCCTCGCTTATTGTCAATCTTAATTTCAATAAATTCTAACAAATCTCATCAATGAATCTCCCTACAGCAAGCGAAGGGCACCTCTCCAAATGTTACGCCCCAAGAGGCAGTCAATTAGACCACGAGAAATTAAAACTTCACTAATTTCCTTGACATATTGGCATTTCCGTACCCATTTCCCTTATCGCTTTACGCTCGGCAAGATTGAGAAGTGATGCATGGATATCCTTGCTGCCTACAAAAACACTTCACTACATACTTCTTAACACCAATGCTATATTCAGTTGTTTTGCTTAATTCAGTTGTTTTGCTTAATTCAGTTGTTTTAGTTGTTTTATTGCTGTTTTGTGCTGTTGATTTTTTCAATAAACACCTCCGAAGATAATAATATCTGGTTTAGGCTTCTAAAATAATAATATCTGGTTGCGTGGGCGAATTTCTTTGTATTGCTGGTTACATGGGGTTGTATAACAATTTCACATCCCACATCAGCTTTGCTGATGTCTCTCAAACCCATGTAGATAATGACCCGCAATAACGCTGATTCTGTTATGACCGAGTACCCTAGAGGCTACAGCCATAGCTTGCTTGTCATAAACAACACCTTTCAAATCGCCACGGCAGTAATAACGCTCATTCTTAGGAACATCAGCAATTGGACGGGCGTACATTTCATAAATGGTTTTACAGTAGTCCGCTCTATACGAGTGAATATCAGCATTTGTGGGGACATTCTCCCACACAGGCTGACCTATTGGCGTATTTTTAATGCGCTCTACTGCTTTATCGCACAGGATAGGGGCTACAATAGGTCGTCCACCTTTGCCAGTAATCCCAACAATCACGTGCCTACCAATGCTTTTGTCATAACCTATGTTTCCACCCTTCAATTTCTCAATTGAACTTCGTCGTAACCCTGTAGCTCTGCAAAAGTCTACAAATTCTTGGTTTTTGGATTCTGAGAACCTCGATTTGCTCTTACCATTTTTACTCTTACCATTTTTGCTTGCGTTGGCCTTAAATTTGTTCTTACCAGTCTTTACTTCGTCGCTTCTAATATCACTATCATCACTCTTGCCGTCTCTACCTTTACGGCTTCTGGTAATGTCTCCACGACGACGGGGTTGTGTCGGTATAAAATCTCTGGTAGAGCAGCCGTAAAGTTTTGCTAATGCACTAGCAATAGCTTTTTGGGTGTAAGGACTGTATCCCTTGTCGATATGATGTCGTAAATATGCGTCAACATGAGGGCGAGCTTGCTCAAGAGTGCGAACCCCGGACCCATGCTCATCTTTCACCCAATTCACAAATCTGCGTGAGCTGCTAAGGTAATTCTTATAAGTGCTCCAAGAATAGATGCCCCAATTAGCAAAACCAGCCTGCTTATCAAGGTGCTTTGGCTCACCTATACACAATTTCTCCGACAATATTTCTTTTGCTTGTCTAAATAACGATTTATTTTTTGGCATACAAATATAACCTCCAATTTGGCTAGGATTGCGCTTGGGTCGTGTGACCTAAGCTGTTTCTGCACCACTCCATCAACCACTCCCTGCTAAAATGCGGGAATATCAACCACTTTGCGCATTACCCCATTAGTCACTCCCTGTCAAGTCGTTTGCACGTTTTGCACGTTATATGACTTGACAGAACTTGATTAATGGAGTAATACTTTATAGGCGTGGGTGGTATAGGTGGTTCAGATGTTGCAGGTATTTCAGATATTACATGGCACTACAGTTAAGGCTAAGCACGAGCTTTTTACATCTGCCCGGTGATGTGTGAGTGGTTTTCTTGCTGGTTCGTTGTTACTCCGAATGTGGCGGGAAATGTTGCCTTAATTGCAATTGCAGCAACATCAGTAAGCCACTTATCGGCGAACCTCTGGTTGTACTGGTTTGCAAATGGTAAAGCATCAGGTGCTCATAAAACAGCCACCTTCCATCTACCAACCACCACAACAAAAACCAAACACTAGGCGGGTTTTACGCTTTTCACGGATACACATAATAGTGAGTCCACACCAAAGCGAGGGCACCGCCGCATATCACTCCTAAAACTAGGCACATTCACTTGCGCGAACAAAACCCAAAAAGCAATATGACCCAGATTCTTCACTGGCCACTAGCGCAACAAGTACGCTAAGCAAAATATTGGCGATAACGGAAATGCATATGATGGCATATAAGCTTACACTTAAGAAGCCTACAAAAACATATACCACCAATCATAGCAACATCGCTATTGCAGCCACAATATTAAGCAGCACTCTCTCTAGTGCGATAAACAGGTTATGCGAGATATTGACTATAGTGGAAATGCACGTGGTGGTGTTTTTAACTAGCTATTCATTAGCAGGAACACGTCCTAGTGCCAATAAGCCAATAGCCAAACACCACCATGCCAGCAACATCAGTATTGAAGTTGTTATAGATGTAGTAACTACTGAATTACTAAAATCACCGTAATTACAGTAATTACTACAATGTTTCTGCTATAACAACTCATATCCGCAACACGAATATAACCGAAGACTTTTGAAACTCACCTGTTTGAAGCTCTAATATCCATTCCAAAAAACAACAAAAAAGGCCCGAATGCACAAGCGCAAATAAAGCTTGTGTTCAGTCCTTTACAAGTTATGCCGCTTCTTAGCTGTAATTCTTAACCAAAAGTTGAGAATTAAAAGCTAAAAGCAACTTCCATTCCTATAGAGTTTGTTAAATAGTGAACTGTAAACACTTGCCTATCAAAACAAGTGCCAAACAGTAAGTCACGGCAAACTCCGCCAATATGCTAACTTTAGCCAAATAAAATAAGACCAGTTAGCTAATCCTGACCGCCTCGCTCCACCATACCGATTGTATAGCATCCTCGCCAAGGCGGCAAACGTATAATCCGATGTTCCAATTATAATCTGACAATTAGTATGAATGTATTGTACCATATTTTGGGATTATTGTCAACGGTATTTTATCGTCTTTTTCTTTGGTTAGTTGAGGGTTTTTGACATTTTGGATGTGCCTGTAAGGCTACAAGCGGATTTGCGGCAAACTAAAACTAAACAGCCATCCAAAGCTGACAAAGCATCAAAAAAGCTTGAAACAACAAACAACTACAAAGTCGTGTTCAGTCTTGCTTGTAGGTTTTGCAGTTGAAATTTATGACAATTAGATTGCAAAGAAATTACAGAATAGTAAAGTTTTCTGACGGTCGAGGGCTTTAACTGTTTATTCTGCATTTTCAATGACAGAATAACCGTTAAAACCCCTTTTGATTGCAGGGTTTGTCAATTGTCTTGGGGTGAGAGGTTTTGTCTGAAATGCTTGAATTGCAATAAAATTTTGGTTGAATATTTTTGTCTGAAATACTTAAATTGTAATAAAGCTTTGGTTGAATATTTTTTTGTCGTGTCGTCGTTCGTGCCGTTGTTTGTCTTAATGTTCACCGTAGTTAGTTTTATAAATTCTCCGTCAATTCTCACAAGTCCCCGCAGGTTCTCACAAGTCCTCACAACTTCTCGTAACTTCCCATGTCTCGCCCTCTTGCTGCTGCTAACAATAAGGCTAGTACGACCCTAGATTGATACACCCACCCCGCGCAAAGCGCGGAAAGGGGTAAAATTGAAATAACAAACAAGGCACGGCTGGTTGCCATGCCTTGTTTGCAAGGTTGTTGTAGGAGATTATAATTATAGCAGATGGGAGGACTGCCGAATGACTACACAGGAGCGCAACACAATTTTTGGTGAATATATGAATATTATCCATTTCACGGTAAATCATCACAGGAGTATGCTAAAAACACTACGCATGGATGCTGAGGATTTGACCCAAGAACTATCCATATGTTTGTTAAAGGCAATTGAGCGTTTTGATAGCTCTCGTGGCGCAAAGCCATCCACTTACTATTTCAAGATGCTACGTTACGGTATGCTGAATTTGTGGCGGGAA